CCAGCGTCCATTTGTTCGTGTTAGGTTCACTAGCTGGTTTATCGTAGACCCTGCGTTCACGGCAAGAAGTTTATAGACATTTGCACGGTCCAATGGCGGCCAAGCCGGAAGATTCCAGCGCGTCGGCCATCACGACGGTGAGTGTATTACCACACGCTCACTAAGGTGGGCAAACAAAGTTTATACACATTTGGCTCAGTGTGCGGGGTATATGGGGTTATACATGTGGTGCACCCCGCTGCTACACACATGTGCGGACGATTTACGTAGTCGTCCGTGCACGGCTGGTTTGACGCATCCCAGCTGACGCCCCGTCACGGTGGCAATGTTTTTGGTATTTTAAAAGTTCCTTCAGACTGTTTGAATGCAAACCACAAAGCTGGCACGCGAGGACGCGTTACTACCATCGACGATGTACTGCAAACCCAAAACGTCGTCTTCAACGAAGCCGATGACGGCAGTGTAGGAGCCAGTGTAGTGTGCGTTTTGATCAAGGTTCGCAGCAACAGCCGAGACTTCATAGTGGGCGAGGGAAATGCAATAGTGGTTGACATCCTCGCCAGCAACAGGTGTGCCGTTCAACGTCAATCGAAGACGAAACAGTTGAGTGTCAGCGACATTGAAATAAAGGGCGCTGACGGTAACTTTGTAGTAGGAAGTGAGCTTTGGGGCAACCAACCCCAGATTGCCAGGGGCAACCGCCCATCCTGAGGAGGTGATGACATCCACGCCACTTGGGACGGACCAGTCAACATATGTGAAGACGCCGAACGTGAGGGCTGCCTTCTCCGAACTGAACTGGCTCAAGTTCCGTGGCATCGCTATGCCAGTTGGCTCAGAGAGCTTATCCATAAGCTTGACTGAGCCACGGACACGAAGTTCAGCAATGGGTTGACCGGCCAGGGCGGCGGGGTTACCGTAGGTGGCAACATAGAGCTTGCCAACATCGTACAGTCGTGGGTCCGCACCACCCGGGTACACACCGACGCGAGTGTACCAGGACTCAAGGTGTCGAACCACGCCAGCGAGCTCAAAGCCCATGGTTTGGTGTGGCATGCCATCTGAGTGGATTGTGTTGTTCTCCATCAGGGCAACGGTTGTTGGGTCGGGTTCTTCTGCGCCCTCCAAATCGCAGGACATCAGTATTTTACCACCCGATGTGAAGGTGGTGACAAGGGGTGTCAAGTAAAACTCCAGGGAGAGGAAGTTATAGCGTTCGTAGAGCGCCGCCTCTATGGATGTTTGGGGAAAAGTTCCCGATTGGCCCGGGTTGATGTCGAAGGACGTGAGCGCAAAGCCCGTGCTTCCGACAATCGTTCCAAGAAGTTCATTGAAGGGGACGATGGTGTCTTTGTTGGGGTTGTGTTGTCCAAACTCATTGACGCCTTGTCCAAGAGCACCCAGTCTCGCCCTCCCTCGCACGCCAAGGACGGGTTTGACATCATAGGCGTCACTGGTGTAGGCAAGTTTGCCACCCCATCCGTCCTTTTTGTTGTATCCAGCAGAAACTGAAAAAGCGTTCTGTGTAGGGACTCTGCGCTGCTTCCCGGCGCGAGATCGGCGAGCCTTCTTACCAATTCGTTCCTTGGTGACAGGGACAATCTTGACTTCGCGAGGCTTGCGGGACTTTGATTTACTTCTCCCATTGGTCATCTCAGGGCGGGGTATTTATTTCAATTGGCATGCAATTGGTCATGCCATCCGCCCGGATCTTCATGCTTTAACGGTGCGCACGACATATGTCGGCATGGCTGCGCACCACCCAGCGTGTTTAACGTCGCGCCCGACGGAGCAAGATGTGCTCATTTAACCCGCGGCTTAACTTTGGCTGGACGTTGAGCCAACAATTGCTTGCCTTTACGCCGTCGCGGTTTCTTCTTCGTGGCCTTGTCTGTGGCCACGGTGGCACTGCCAACTTGGGAGGCAGTGCCCACGTCTCTCATGGGGTGCTGAATGGGGGTGATCTTTGGACTATCTGGCATCCAATCAGCGTCACCTGGTTTGGGGATGCGGACGGGGAAGGGGTTCTCAAAGAAGAAAGGAGGCATGGCCCAAGTCACTTGTGGTGCCGTGCCAATTGCTTCACTAGCACCAGCCCCAAGCTCCTCCTTACCCTTGCCAAAATCGGCTGGTTCCGCAACATTGAGGGAAAGGTCACGCAACATGGCATCAACTTCCTCAGCAGGTGTGGGAGCTGGGGGTTCCACCGCTGGCAACACCATACCATTTACAAGTATGGGCTCTGAAACGCTGACCATTTTCTCGTCTGTGGGTGGCACGAAGAAACCGGGACATGCCATAAGTTCCTCCATGGTCTCACAACGGGCAACCCAAGCAGTGAAACCAGCACGATCAACGCACGCTTCCTCTAGGTCTCGATCTACCACGTATTCCATCCAGTCCTGGTACTCATTTGGAAACTGCACGTCGGCATCAAACTGGGCCCACCACGATTCATCGGAAGGTTTTGAAGCACGCAATCTTTTGTCACGCATGGCAACTTCAACCACGCGTTTTGCGTATTCGCCGATGAATGGAGTGTTCAAATCCGTGAGCACTAACGCCATGCATTTTTCCAACAGCCGCTGCATGGGAGCATGCTTACCCGGCGGCAAACTGGGGGTGAGATGTAATTTCTGGCCGGTGCGCCGTATTGAACAGGTGCTGTTGGCGTCACCATGGAAAACAGTGGGGCCGAAGACACGTGAGAGGAAGGACACCCCAAACATGTCACGTGGGATAACTTCTACCTCCAACACATGACCAAAAACAGCGCCAACGCGCGTCATAACTTCCGGGTCAACGTCTTGCTGGATTATGTCATCCCCACCAATTAGGCCTATGTTTCTAAAAGCCACTTCGGGGCACATGCCTAGCTCTCGATTGTGACAATATGCCATGCCACAGGAGTTTGTCGAGTTAAAAATTGCCGTGTCGCTTGATCCAGACTGTTGCCCAGTGCCTTCTGGGTCACCTGACTTAAGCCCGAGGATCGCTTGTGTGGCAGTTGGCTCCTCAACGATCTTCTCGGTATTATATGTCAGCCCACACTTAGTTACAACAGGCAACTTATATGACTCACCATGGTAGCGCAACACCTCAGCATGGTATTGTTCGGCAAAACCTGCGGTCAGCAACATCCGGTCCAGGATGCGGGCCAGCTCGCCCTTGCGCCCATCAAATTTGTCACCATCCACGTTACCAATGTTGCGCGCGTGGGCAGCCAAACGTGTGACAAAGTTTGCTATGTCACGAGGCGTGCGCCCAAAAGCGTACCAAGGGAATGTGCGGCCATGGGTGAGACCTAACTCACCACAGTCGGTATGTGTGGTGATGTAGTCTGTGAACGCGTAGATGTACTTGCTGTAGCCTATCTTGCGCTGGCCATCTGAGGTGACAATTGGTCTTGGCGCGGCAAACTTGCCATATGACTCACGCTTAATGAAGAAACTAGCAATCCATGCCATGGCGCCCATAAACAATGCAGCAAACAATATTGCGCGTTGTGTGGGCCGGGACTGGTGCTCCAAAATTTCCTCAATACCAACGGGGTGCAAAATGCCGCGTTCCGGGAAGATGAGGTCGGTCAACTCTTCCATATACTTCAAGTACTTGGAAGGCACCTCACGGTTATGGTCTGGCCGTACCTTCTTCACGCGTGCATCAATACAAAACTCCTCATTTGCTTCCGTGATGCGTGGGACACAGGCACCTGGGAGTATGGGTGCCATGATCTCCACCATGCCATGGTCATGCTTCCCATTGCCCATGTCATGCCCAGTGTATTTGGTGTAATGCAGCGGTGGCGCAGCGCCACATATGACCAAGTCAGCAGGGCGTTCGGTGGTAGTCCGCATGAAGTCCAAAATTGCCATGATGCCCACGCGGTTGCCCAACGTCAATGTATGGGCCGCCGTGAGGTAAGGTTGTATTTGGAAGCTGTTCAAAGGGGTAGAGCTATGTTCCGCGACCAACCGAAGGGCATCAGCTTGTTCTATGGGAAGAACAGCTGCAGCATAGCTGTTAGGTTTACCAACGGCTCTAAAATGCCCGACGGTGGTGAACACTTCAAGGGACAAACGATCATCCGCATGGATCTTGAGTCTCCGCAGACGTGTGGTCTTAAATTGGCCAATGGCTTCAACTACACGCAGCGTTAACGCTGCGAAGCCGCGCGCGAAATAAACGGGCACCAACACCACGAGTGCACGATTCGGCGCAACCCTCAACCGCTCGACTAGGTACATGCAATAGACATAAGAGCATGATTCCCGGTCATAGCCGGAGAAGGAAAAATGGTCAGAGTTGTAGTTCCACAACTGGTGCGTGTAGGTCGCACCGCCAAAGACGGTATACTTTATCTCGTCTTCTTCATTGAAAGTGAACGTGTATTCCTGGCTAGTATAAGCAACGTTCTCTGGTGCAATGGTATAAAAGATCATCAACCGTGGGCCCATGATCGCAAAACTCTCAACGTTAACATAGTAATCGACGTCTATGGCAACAAATGCGTCGTGTTCACGGAAAGTATGTTCGGTCCACGGGATTGACAAGTCCTTGTCGAAGTAGTGGTACCTCACACCCACACGCCCAAACGCTATGTCCTGGTTGGAACAGGAGATGAAAACGGGTTGGTACCCGAGTTGTTTACATAACGCTGTCGCCCACACGCCTGCACGCATGCGATCTGCGGCGGCTTGGCCATGGGTGTGACCGGCGACAGGGTGGACATATGGGATCAGTGTGGTGTTCAGGGTGTTGCGGATCATAGTGGCAAGAGGATTAATCTTGCCACCAGAGATGATGGCTGTAAACCACCAACGCGCATCACTAATGACCACCATCGTAAGATAGAGCACAAACGATAGGATTGATGACAGATGCCAAGGTCCCCAGGTGTCCCTGGAGAACAAGTAGCAGGCTGCCTGGCTCATCACTGCCAAGCGTGTCACCCTTCGCGTCATGTATGGGACGTACCACACCACTGAGCAAAAGAGCATCAAAAGTAGTGTGTTAGTAACGAATTGGACATACGCCGGGTCTGCAAAGGGACAGTACTCGGTGTACTCCAACTCGCACAGAACGTCGTAGGCGTATTGCAGCACGGCATCGGGAATGCCATACCACCACCTGAACACGGTGCGGTACTTTAGCGCTAGCCAAAAAGAGACAGTTGCACGTAACGTGTTGACTGCCCAGAAAAGGTTGCGCTTAAGCAACATGGCGTAGCTGACCAGAAACAGCAGCACCATGATTGG